TATCTATTGCTCCTATTTATTATTAGTTATACAGCGATTGCTGCGGTTACTGCTGTCATATCTTGAGCATCCGTCCAGAAATCCTTAGCTAACATTAAAACTAAGTGTTCTTGATTACGAGACTTCGTATCTGCCCAATCTTCTGCTGACATATCTTCTGGTTGTCCTGCGTTGATTAGGTCTACACTGTCACCCATTGCTGAGTAATGTTGTGCGATTTCTTCTGTTGATGGTACTTCTGATACTACTTCTGACATATTATTCTCCTGTATTCATTTCAGCTTCTGCTTCAGCTTGACGTACTGCTGCTGACTTAATATCTGCTGCTAGTACCACTGCCTCTTTGTCAGCAGGGATAGAAGTAATAGCAGGGTCTGCTGTGTTTCTTTCTAGTTGATTGATTGTAATAATCATATTATTCTCCTGTTGTTACTACCCAAGAGGTAGTGTCTTCATCCCATACATATATCTTGTCATCTGTAGGGTAAGGTACAGGCGCCTCCCATAGACAAGTATCTTCATTTAATACCCAAGAAGGGTAGGGTTGTGGTGAGATAAAAGCATCTCTAGTAGTATCGTAAGTATCACCAACACCTGCGTAATTCTCTCTAATATGACCGTTATATGAAGTCTGTACCCAAGTACCGCCTAATAAGTCAGTACAGAATTGAGTACCCACAGCTTCTGATTCGTTTCCTTGTTCATCAAGAATATCGCTGTTATCTACAACGATTACTTGAATTACTAGGTTGTTTTCTATTTGTGCAAAATGTGCCATAGTTCTTCCTATTGGAATTTGTATTTAATGATAACAATACCTGAGCCACCATTACCGCCTTGGCCATTATTACCATCACCACCACCACCACCACCAGTATTTGAACCACCATTACCACCAGAACCAGTAGTACCACCTGCTCCATAAGATCCTGGGGATTGTCCGCCAGGTTGTCCTTGATTTCTACCTATACCACCTGTTCCATGTGGAGTACCACCAGTATTAGCGCCACCACCACCACCACCATTACCGCCATTACCGCCACCACCACCACCATTACGACCGCCGCCACCACCACCAGCATAGTAATAATTAGTTCCATCTATATTATTTTGAATACCACTACCACCATGAGGATTAGTTCCTGAAGCTGAAGCACCTCCGCCTCCGCCTCCGTTGTTACCACTAGAGCCCCCACCAGAGTTTCCTTGACCAGCTGTACCAGATGCTCCACCGCCTCCGCGTTCGCCACCGCCTCCAGAACCACCAGAGTTAGCACCATCTGTTTCACCAGCACCTCCACCACCTCCAGTAGAAGTGATTGAACTGAATACTGAATTACTGCCATTTGTTCCACCTAGAGGACTACGACTCCTTCCAGTTCCAGAACCACCTACAGTGACACTATAGCCTTGTTGTGCTACTGATAAACTTGTAGCTGTCCTGTAACCACCAGCACCACCACCACCACCGATAGATGAACCACCGCCACCACCGCCCGCAACAACTAGATACTCAACTGAATTTGAACCAGCTGCATTACCTAGAGTTGTAATTGTGAATGTACTTGAGCCTGTAAAGGTATGAATTTTGTAGTCACCTGAAGTGACTATTGAACCGCCTGTGGCAGCTATAAATACAGCATTACTCGTACCATAGAAATCATTCAAGCTTATAGCACCTGAAGAAGGAACTGTATCTACACCATAGTATTCACTAAGGCTGATAGGATGAGAACCTCCAAACTCTGTTTGAATGTTAGCTAGTGATATTGCTCCTGAACTTTGTAAAGCCATTATTTATTCTCCAGTTCCTCGACCTTAGCTGATAGCTCTTTAATAGCTTCTACTAGCAAACCGATTGTCTGGTCATACTGTAGAACTTTATATTCCTTACCTTCTTCACCATGAAACACAAGTTGACTCGTAGTTACTGCTGAAGGAAGAACTTCTTCTACCTCTTGAGCGATTAAACCTGCTGACTCTTTACCGTCTGAAGTATAAGTAAATGTACAACCGTTTAGCTTGTTAACCTTATCTAAAGCATTATCAATATTCTTTATATCTGTCTTCAAACGCTCATCCGAAACAGTAGTAGAATAAGCAATAACATCGCCATCTACATGCAAGTCACCGTCGTCTTCAAGACGCATCTCTTCAGCACCAGATGTGTAGAAACGTAAACCGTGTGAAGCATCAGCAAACACATAGTCATGAGTATTACCCCAATATCTATCTGAAGTCGTACCACCTTCTCTTAGGTCTGATTCGATTGAGAATGTAGTACCTGATAAATCAAGACCCGCACCTGCAGAGTAAGTAGTGTTAGTGTAAGAAGTAATATAGCCAGCGCCATTAGTAATAGCATTGTTATTTAGAGATATATTAGCTGAACCATCAAACGATACACCTGCGATAGTTCTAGCTGTTGCTAGAGTAGCAGCAGTAGTAGCTGTACCTGAAGTACAAACTGTAGAGTGACTATGATTACCTTTATCATAAGCAGCTTTAACAGCGGCACTATTGGCACCTGTTGAAGTAGAAGTGCTTGATGTTGAGCTACTCAACTCATTATCATGTACAACTGAACTTGGTAAACTATAGTTGTTAGCGTTAGATGGTGCATGAGCAGCATTGATGTGAGTTTGAATATCTACATCTGCTGGTTCATAGTTATGTGTATGACTTTTCGGTTCTACAGCAGCTACTGCATTAGCAATAGTAACTTTTCTCGAGACTCCAGAGTCATTTGTTATAAGTTCTTCAGACCCAGTAACATTACTATCTACAGGAAGTTCGGAAATCTTTCTTTGTGCCATGTATACATTCTCCTATCTATTAAATTATATACGTTTATTTATCTCATTAATAATATCAGGCGTTTTGTTTATAACGCACTAAGAATTACTTATTAACATCTCCAGCATCCGTTTAATATCAGACACATCTCGCTCAACTTTATCCAAGCGTCGTTTGTCATTTAATTCAGCTTCTTTCCTAGCTTTCATACTTAGATGCGCCTCCAAGCCTTTATTAACGAATGCTTTACTATGATCATCTCTAGAATATGTAGTGCCTTTCACTAATCTCATAAACTGGCAACTGCTCTAAAACTTCTCACGCCTGGAACTCTTGCAGCATTTAAAGCTTTCAACACCACTTTGATTCTAAATACGCTAAATGGGTCTTCAATTTTATCAGCTGTTGAGTACTCATATTCAACAAAACCTGAACTCACTTCTTCTCCGCCAGTTGTGCTTGCAGCTTGTTGAGCTTGTTTAAAGCTACTTGTCTCTACTGCTTCCATAGGCATCCAAGTTACTTTATCTTCACTAATTAATGCTCTATCCTTTGCAACAGGAGAAGCAGGACCACTCTGTACTCGAATTAGAATAACTTTATCCCAAGAATCACGCCAATAGCTAGTGACAGTTGGTTCAATAGCAGTATTACTGATTAAACACTTATAAAAATTGCCTGATGAGTGTCTGATAACATCACCTTCTATATATGTATCAGAAGTGTCCCAATCAACCGAATCTCTTAAATCTTCATTGGACATCCAGCCGCCATATTGTACTTGAGCTACGTCATCTATATTGACTAGATATAAGCGTTTCTCGTTAGCTACACCATGATCACGATCTCTATTAGCATATGCTCTTGTACCGTAAGCAGAAAGGCTGCCATATAACGCTCCAGCATCAGGCACTGTGAATGCTATATTATCTGATGTGTAGAAGTGTACATACTGTTTCTCAAAATCATTCACGTATACTAAGCTATATCCATCTGTATAAGTGTTGATACCGTCTTGAAGTTCGATGTATCGTTTAATCGTTCCTCCTGTACTATAATATAAATCAACTGCAGTACCTTGAGGTTTATCAGCAGTTAACCATACATTAATATTTTCGGCAGGGTCCTCTAATTCAACTGATCTAGTTACATAATTACCTTCAATTGTGAAATTAGTTTCATCTGTTTCCCACAATCCTCCTGCACTATCACATTCTGCATCGGTTCCTATATCAAACGCTTTCTGACCCGCAATAGTACATTTACCAGCAACAGTACCTGTATTAGCCACTGCTATCAAACCAACTCTGCTTGTATTAATGATAGGACTTACATTATCATTCAATGTTTCAATTGTACCTCTGATATGTACCTGTGTGGGATCAGATGCACCAGGTTCACCCATCAACTCGATAAGGTCTTGGAGATCATCATTGGTGAATGGAGTGAATGGAGTCCATCCAAGATTAAGTTCATTTGAGCCTTCTTTGAATCTGAGCTCCCATGTAATAGCTGAGTTTCCAAGACTCATCTCCTCAATCGTAGGCATCATAGTGGTAATATTGATGTGTTCAGATCCATCAGCAGCTTGATCATCCCATCCAGTATTATAGAAGTTTATCACTCCATCATTAAGGAACGCAGCTCGATTCATTTTGAATGTGATGTCCATATTCTGGTCAGCAGTCCAAGTTGAACCATTTTGAGATTTAAACATAACACCCATATAAGGTTGTTTATTAATCCTAGGTCCTTGAATACCATCAGCTTGAACTTCTCCATCTCCAATCTTAGCAGTATAAACTTCATATCCATCTGAGTCACTTATTATAGCAAAACAATACTCAGTGTTATTGCTTAGGAACACGGGATCAGTGAATGAGAATGTAGTGCTATTAACAGGCGCATACTCATTACCTGTAACCGTAATGTCGTCTGGATTCAGAGACACTGTAGAGTATGGTAGGATAATTTGACCAGGATAACCATTAACCATTTCACGGATTTCGATTAAACATGGGATTGCATCATCTTTACTTCTGAAGTATATCTCTAAGCTAGTTAAGAATATACCACCATCTTTATTGGATACTAAGAAGCTTTGTGCTAGAGGATCTCTCCATCTGAATGCTCTTCCTGTTTGTCTAGATACTGATGATGATGTATTAACTACGTCTGCATCTGTAGTTGAGCTAGCTCCACTCTCAAACAACGATTCTACTTCAGTTCTAAATGATGTTACACTAGCAACTGTCCTTTCTTGAGTTTGGAGTAATCCTGATGCTACATACGCTGATTCGGCACTAGTCGTTGGATCAGATAAACTATCAGTTAAACGGAATAAGCGTTCTCCTGTTCTAAAAACACCTGATGGGAATTCAAAATCGCCTTCACATGTACCATTCACATCAGATAGAAGGTTAGTGCAATGTAAATCAGATTGTTCTCCATCAAATGTAGCGTGAAGTGATACATTAGGTTTCAATCCAGTTGCTTTATAATGTAATACATTTCCACGCATCATAGGCACGATTGATATATCAACCACACGATTACCTAAAGACTCTGTAACTGTCTCTGGAATTGTTCTTGATCTCAGACCACTTCTTGATGAAGATGTTGTGACGTTTAATGATGTGGTGTCTGTTGTTGTTGTTATCGTATCATTCCGTCTATCTCGCCAAGTAACATCAACCAATTCATTTCGTGAAGTGGAGTTACTAACTGTATTCAGATTTACACCAGTTACGTTATCCTGCCAACTATTCCAACTAGAATTCCAGCCATCATCAGTGAACCAGTTATCCATATTACCATCAAAGTTCACTAATACATCAGGATTAGTTTCAGTATCAACCCAATTATCAGTATCTGGCTGTAGTGTCATTGAACCTTGCCAAGCAAATACATTATATGGATTCACGTTCATCACTTGACTAGCTTGCAATTGCTCAATGTAAGACACTGAACTGAAGCTCAATGAAGCAGTGTTACCATTCCATGCTACATCTGAATCGTTCTCTCCCGCTTGTTCCATATCAATCATATGCTGCTTGAACGGCATTCTAAGTGTACCAGTTGTACTATCTACAGATACATTATACTCTTCATGCTCTACGTCACCAACTCCATGACCTGTAAAATTATCTACCAATACACCATTCTTGTACCGATCTAATCCATTAGCATCTAAGATACTCATATCAATAGCTTGTTGCTCTAACAGACTCAAACTAGTATAATACTCTTCTATGTCAATACGTTTCTCGAGTTTACCAATATCTCTCATTGTATATCGTTTAGTGTCCATAGACTCTATACCAATATGACTAGTGGTGAATGTATATGCTGGTATGAATAGTTTATAGAGAAGGAGTGTATCGCCTTGTAGATTAGGTTCAACTGCGTTCATATCAGGAACACCATTAACAACTGAGAAACTACCATCTGCTGAAATGGTAACTAAATCAATTCTGGGTATATAGTAATCATAATCAGCGTATACTAAAGTATCAACAATCGGCATATATTTGCCGTTTTCGATGCTATTGATATTAGCTCTAAAGTCTAAAGTATCTCTTAGATAATATGTACTAGATGCTGCTTCATTCACATAACGAAGTTCATCATTCTCGTATGGTATAGGAAGATCAGTAAACCCAGTAACAGTATTATCATATGAATTTGTGTATGAATCAACGCTAAAATACTCTCCACTATTACCATGAGCGAAGTATCTATACTCTATACTAAATGTTTCAGATTGAATCGGATTAGCATCATTCCAAGTCAAAGAGCCATAATTGTATAGATGATCAAGTTGACCATTATTAACTCTAAATTTACTCTTCACATCTCCTGATGTTGAACCTTCAATAGATATTATATCATATACATCGAAATTACTTAATGTTATGATACCATCTACTGCACTCAATGATTCTGTATTAATAGTTAATGTTTTGGTGATATGGTTACTTTGGCCTATACTAAGTTCAGTTATAATATTAACTGATCCGCTTAATGAACCGAAATCAATAGAAACTGAATTCGTTCCTATACCTGTTATACCTGCATTGTATGTTCCTGGATCAATCACATAATGAGTAAGATCGTTTACTACTTGAATTATTTTACTTATTGTAATCTGACTTGAACCTGTTGTGAAAGATGCTGTGTTACTACTTACATTAACAGTGTGATACGTTTTATGGGCTGAGAAATGTGTTTCATTATTCATCACAGTTTTAATATTACTTTCAGGCAATTTTAATATTGATGGATTAGATATCCTATCAAGCCCTTGTAATATAACAATATCATCTGTTAATGATAGTGTTGCTACTCTATCAACTGGATAAGCGACGCTTCTAACTGTTTTAGCTGATCTCATAAGCGCGAAATCATCACAACTTGAACATAGATACATTCTCCCGTCTATAATATGTTTCATTCTAGTATCAAATAAAACAGTACCAGAACTATCCAAAAACTCAACTAATTCTTGTTTACTTACATCAAAAGCCCACTTATCGTTATAAGTTTTAGAGGAATTCTCTGGGTCTAGATCATAAGCTAATTCAACGTAAGGACCTATACTATGTAAATGAGCACCATTATTCTTCCGTTCAAAAGTTCGTGCTTTAGTGTCTTCAAGGTACAGTGGACCTTTACTTTCAATTTCATATCCATGTACATAAGCCTTTCCTGGATCTAATTTAACTACAAATTTGTCAGGATCGATTGCTTCATTAGGTATGTTGTTGATTAATGATATAGGAAATATCTTGGTTGTATAGTTTCCGGATTCATCATAAGTCCTTCTAGCTATAGTTTCCTCAAGAACAGCATTATAAGTACGATCAATGTTAGCACTAATATCACCCTCAAATAGAGTCATTAAATCAATGAAGTCTAAAGTTGGTGTATTGATATCATGATCAACTCTAGTTGATAATGTTAAAGTGATTTTGTAACGATCAGAACCAGGGGCATTATAATTGTAGAAGCCATGTGCTGGATCTAGTAAAGTGTTATCAACAACTGCAGTTATGATTTCTTTAACAATAGTAAATCCAACCTTAGAGGAGGCTTTACCACTGTTTTTATCAACCATGATAGTTTGAGCGTATGTAGGAACAAATTTACCACTAATAGCGTATATACCATCATCATTAGATGCAAATGTAGAAGTGCCTCCAAACTCAGATTCATATATACTAGTAAGTGTTTGTGATCCTTGTAATGTTATAGACAGTTCAGGACTTGAGAATCCAACAGTTTCGATTGTTTCGCCTTCGAAGAAAGTGCCTCCAATCTCTTTGATGTATAGATATGGTTCATTATTATAATCAGCGTGTAGATGCTCTACAATGGCTTTAGCACCTGATGATAAACCTATAATAATTTGATTTTTCAATCCAACATTCATATCAATTTGATTAACAAGCAACCAACGTTGATTCTTATTGATTGTTAATTTACCATTAATGACTGGTGTTCCGTCAGTGAACAGATGAGAGCTCATAGACTTCAATTGTTCAAGTATCACTGTTTGGGATTGTGTTAACTCTCTAGCTTGTACTGCTTGACCTGGTTTGAAGAGAACTTGCATAAAGTTTTTATTAGCTTCAAAGTCATCGAAATAGGGATTAGTGTTAAAATCGCCATTAGTAGGTGTTGTCATATATTATCTCAATAGTTTAGTTGTATACATTATTTATCTCAACTACTCAGAATCGTAATATCAATTTTATAGACTCTCTCGAATCTTCTGAGCGTATAACTGGTAATTTATTCTCCATCACAAAGACATTCCCTGATACATCAGAACTCATATCAGATGGTTGAATTACACTTTCAAAAGCCTTTTCATTATCAAGTGTATAGGGTGTATCCACTAAGAATATTTGTCTGAATGTATCAATATCGATTCCGATGTTATCTGATGTTAAAGTAGTCTCAATCATCATATTAATAGCCTTTGTCTTGATAACTGCTAAATCAGGATCAATCCCATATACATCTTGCTCAAAGAATGGTATTGATGTATATGTCCAGTTACTTAATGGTTCGGCTTCACAAGATTCTTGAGTTTGGTGTGATGTGTCTAGAACACCATCTATGTAACAAAATCCGCCTTCTGAGTATAAATTATAAGATATAGGCTGCCACCAATAATTAACTTTATCAATTATAGTGTTACTATCAAGAGTCCATAGATACTCCCATTGATAGTTACCGAATGTTAAGACTTCTCCCTTTTGAGTTGGAAGTCCGATAGGTTCCATTGTAGCTTTTTCTGGTATCCATGTAGCTCCTGGATTGGATTCACATACATCTCTATCCAAATGAGATGTTTCTGTTCCTCCAATATAACAAGTGCCATTTAATGGTTCTTGTATACATTGATACACTCGTCCTTCAGAGTTACGCATAACACTCTTTTTAATACTAAATCCATTAAATGATTGTTCCCAGACACCAGATGATAGATTGAGGCCATCCCATGCCCATTTATCTCCGCTGATGTAAGTACACTCAGGTACAACAGGATTAATATTCTCAATGAATATGCGTTTGAATGTTAACACATCATCCCACATCAAATCAATATCATCTTCATTGACTAATGGTACTGCGAAACCAGGGTCATCTTCATTACGCCCAGAAGCATCATCATCCCAAGGAGTATCTTTACATAATGCCAAATACAGACTTTTGAAATCATCACTTGTTGTCTCTTCATTAAACGCATTAATAAAGTTAGTTAATTGAGTAGTTCTTATTGATGTTGTTACAATTGCAGTCATGTTAGTTTACCTCTTCATTTATTAATATATCAGCCATCTCTGTTATTACAGTTTTACCATCTTCAGTTAATATAGCATCTCTTGTTCCAAAGTGACCGTTAAGTGTCCATGTATCTAATGGAGCTTGATTTAACATACCTTGTCCAAATCCAGCACTCACTTCAGATGATGCTGTTACAGATGCTCCTGCTAGTATTATTGATACACTATATTGTATCACTGTATCATCAGCTAATACGCTCATACTAGGTCCAATGGTATTCTCTATATCAGCGCTTGCGTATAAGATAGATGATAGTGATGCATCTACATCATTCAAAGTTGATGTTATATTACCGTATCCAAATCGTTTAACATATACATCAATAGATTCTTTTTCAGATTCAATGGTATCATCATTACCTTCTAATTGAATGGTATCATTATTCTCAAGATTAATTGAACTAAATTCTCCTAGTACAGCTTCTCCGTTAACGCTACCATCTAAATATATATTACGATAACTTAATGCATCCAATGCACAAGATGGATTAATGTGTGCATCACCAAACACAATTCTAACTATGTTTAGTGGTATGGTATCAACATCACTCATTCCAGTCATCACATCAACATCAAGTATTTCATACTCTACATAAGAATCAACCGTTAATTCAAAGTTATTGGTGATCTCTGAAGTCCATACATATTTACCAAACATCTTAGTACCACTAGGATGAATGAGATCAGTTACAGTATCTCTATAATGATGTATTGATGTATTACATTCTATCTCATAGGAATAATCTTGATAATAATGATTATCCTGTAAGTACATATTACTTGATAAGAATCCGTCTGTCCCTTCCCAATACCCTCTCTCTTCTCTTGTTAGAACATTCGTAGTGCATTGAAGTGCAAGAATCCCCGCTTGCATAGTAGCACCAGATAATATAATTGATGCGCTAAAATGTTCAACTTCTCCTGCAATAATTGAAGCGCCAGCACATTCAAATGTCGCTAATGCATCAGCGCTCATATATAATTCATTGATTATATATATGTTAGTATTGATAACTCCCAATCCAAACGCATCATGGTGACTATCTGCTTGAACGTGTACTGTTTGGTTTATATCTAACGGATCATCATTATGAATCACAGTTGATATAACTTGTAATTGATGCTGTATTGTCGTATCAATATAGTTACTAGAGTTAAGTGTCATGTAACCCAAAGTCATTGAATTCAAACCACGATCAAATAAATTTAACCTCTCAAGAACAACTTCATCACCATATTCAGTTATGAATTCGTTATTATTCTCTAATAATACATTATAGAGAACTGATTCACCAGCTACTATATTAGCTTCACCTGAGCGTATTATTCCTCCTTGTCCAATCAACTCTGCACCAGCTACTACAACAGATGCAGCAAGGAGATTGATTTGTGGTGATGATGATAATGTAACGCTTGATGTTATTTCACTTGACGTATTATGTGAAGTAACTGCTGCTACTGTAATATTAAAGTCTTCTTGTCCTAATGCGACTATACTAGCTTCACCTGAGTGTGTTACTCCTCCTTGTCCAATCAACTCTGCACCAGCTACTACAACAGATGCAGCAAGGAGATTGATTTGTGGTGATGATGATAATGTAACGCTTGATGTTATTTCACCTGACGTATTATGTGAAGTAACTGCTGCTACTGTAATATTAAAATCTTCTTGTCCTAATGCGACTATATTAGCTTCACCTGAGTGTGTTATTCCTCCTTGATCGTTCATCTCTGCACCAGCTACTATATTAGCTTCACCTGAGCGTGTTATTCCTCCTTGTCCAATCAACTCTGCACCAGCTACTACAACAGATGCAGCAAGGAGATTGATTTGTGGTGATGATGATAATGTAACGCTTGATGTTATTTCACTTGACGTGTTATGTGAAGTAACTGCTGCTACTGTAATATTAAAGTCTTCTCTTTGTGCTTCATCATCATTCTCAAGAAGTATAATATCCCCATCTTCACATAAGTATAAATCATCTCGTCCTAATGCGACTATACTAGCTTCCGCATAAAATATCATATAATCACCTCAATGATTTCATTAGGTAAGAAGTCTCCGAATACATCTTTCAGTGGAAGCTCTTTAGCGTCTATATAAAATTGTGGATCTGCTCCTTCAGGTATATTAACAAATGCTGTAGCATTGCTAGTGCGTCCTCTTATTTGTTTATTGAAGAATCCTTTCACTATAACATGCTCGACAGTATCGATATTCCAATCAAAGAGGATGTATTGGTATACTTGCCATTTTCCGTCAGATAATCTTAGTACATTCTCTTTAGGATAGTGTATTGTTATATCTTCGCCAAATTGAGCTTGGAAGAAGAATCTATAAGCCGCTTCAGATCCTTTCTTTCTGTATACATCTCTAAGATGTTTAATAAGAAATGCTGAGTCAGTTTCTTGTACATATCCAAGTGGCGTTGCTGGATATGATGGCATATAAGCGTTTTTCAATACATCTATAACGTCTGATGAATTTACATCAACTTGATTTTTTAACTCGGTTATATGTTGATGGGGGCCATCATCATCTAGAAATTCTAACCACGTCTTCAGAAAAGTTTCAAAAGTTGGATGATCATCTCGTATAAAAGCAGGTAGAACCCTGTTGATTATACTTGATAGCATTATATAGTATCCGTTGTAATATTAGCAACATCAAATAATATCAATACATTCTGAGATGATTTTACATCTGTATTACTTGGAACAGCGTATATTGAAATCATCTGTGTTGTATCTATATCAATGTTGAAGTTCCTCAGGTATATGATACCTTTAGTATAATCGATTGTTCCTATATTAATGCTTGTAAATGCTTCTTGAGTGATGTTATATAAAGTCATCACTCCAAGTCCATCATCCATCAACGCGTAAGTATCTCCTCCAGTCTTGATTATACTACTTGATATAATTGTGCCGGGTTTGATTGGATTGTGGTAATATAAGTCATATAAACCTGATACGTTATTTGAATCTGGGTTAAATCTTCTTGCCATCTGAATATCTGTGATGTTACTGTTGATTGCTACATCAGCATTATCAATTGCAGTTACAACACTTGAGTATCTTAAAGTTGATCCGAAATCCCTCAAAGAATCCTCATATTTAGTTTTGATAATATCAGATATTAACTCAATCATCTCTCCTTGACTCTTCTGAGTTTTATTTCTGTAATAAGTAACTTTTGAGTTGATTGTTATGTATACGTATTCTGGATCAACTATAACTGGAGTAATCGCAACTATATTATACGGTTTAAGAATTCGATTGATTATATCAGTTTTCGTCATAGGAGATAATCGTTCCCCTGTATTAGGTTTAATGCTAATCATAACTTTACCGTATTGAGGGGGATCATTAGTTTCTCCTCCCCAAACATTAATAGCATCGATATCTCCAAATTCATCTAATAGTATAGCTTTGAAATCATCTGCTGATACTGCACGATCTTGTCGTTCATAGTTTTTTGGAGCTCGGAATCTTACATCCTCGATGTCTTCAGGATCCATACCAAGACTTGCGACATCAACTAAACTTATACTGATACCTTGAGCATCATAACCTCCAACCAATCCTGGGATACTGAATACATCTACTCCATTAGCTGCTGCTCCATCAGATCTAATGTATTCAACTTCTAAAGTATCTCCATTATTCGGTCTTAATCCAAACAAACCTGAGTCTGGTCCAAAATATAATTCAGTTTTATTATCATAATTTTCTTGTATGTAAAATACTTGACTCGATGCATCTACATTGGTAAGGTCTCCATTAGAGTAAGTCCAAAAAACTCCATTCACTTTAAGGGAAATTGAATCTCTATCAATGTCACTTTCATTTAGAATGAAATTTTGAACAGTCCCATCCAGCCAAGTAAATGTCTTTGTGTGATATGAACCTTGTTTAATAGGTATATCGATAGAATAAGGATATGAAGTTGAATATGTATCAAATGTAACAAAGTTGTATATTGAGCCTTGATATGAACCAATAAATTTAGCCCCTTTAGCTATAGTAACACCAATTATATTGTTTGCATCATTCTCAGCTTCATTGAATTTTAAGTTAATTGTTGCTTGAGCAGCCTTTGTGCTGTTAGGAGTGTAACCAATTGATTTAGCGTGAGATATTATACTATTTCGTCTGATAGCAGTATCGAGAAATGATTCATTCACAGCTGCGTTAACGTAAACACCTTGATAATGTGTGATGTATGCCATAGCATCTAAAAGAATTGATAAATTTGAACCTTCGAAATCATAATCATTGAGATCTGATTGAGATCTCATGAAATCTTTAAGGTTATCCTTGATTTTATTGAAGTCTAGCTCTGATGTATTAAGTTGCTGGGTCATAAAAGTTTCCATGTTATATTGGTTTATTTATCTCTGAATAGATAAACTTTAATATATCAGTAGTTTAAATACTCCATAAATAGTAAAGTGATTATCAATAACTTATAAAAGAGAAATATGTTGTATTTTTGTGCAAAATGTGGTATAATAGGTATATGATAAAAGTCGAAATTAATGAAGAGTTAAGAAATATAATCAAAGAGAGCTGATAACGCTGATCTCAATGATTTAGATATCTCTAAAGTAACTGATATGAGTCGGTTATTTGAAGATGTGAGCAATTGGGATGTATCTAATGTCGTTGGTATGAATTATATGTTCTATGGTAATAAGATAGACGCTAAAGATTTTAAAGATTACAATAAAAAACAGGAACCTGTAAATAATATGGGTATTTTCATGGATGTATTAGAGTTATGATTAAAGTTAAAGATAATAAACATTTAAAAAGTATAATTAAAGAGAGAGCTGATGATGCTGATCTTAATGACTTAGATGTCTCAAATGTTCGTGATATGAGTTTTATGTTCAGTAGTTCTAAGTTCAATGGAGATATAAGTAAATGGGATGTATCTAATGTTACTGACATGAGTTATATGTTATATAATAATTCACAATTTAATGGTGATATAAGTAAGTGGGATGTATCTAGTGTTGATAATATGTGGTTTATGTTCAGTGATTCTGTCTTTAATGGTGATATAAGTAAATGGGTTGTATCTAAAGTTAAATATATGAATTCAATGTTCAAAAACTCTAATTTTAATGGTGACATAAGTGAGTGGGATGTATCTAATGTAATTAATATGAGTTTTATGTTCAGTGATTCTGTCTTTAATGGTGATATAAGTGGCTGGGATGTATCTAATGTTACCAATATGAGTTTTATGTTCAGTGATTCTGTCTTTAATGGTGATATAAGTGGCTGGGATGTATCTAATGTTACTATGATGGATTCGATGTTTCGAAATTCTAAGTTCGATGATGATATAAGTGATTGGAATACATCTAAAGTAACTAATATGAATTCGATGTTTAGAGATTCTAAGTTCACTGATGATATAAGCAATTGGGATGTATCTAATGTCGTTGGTATGAATTCGATGTTTAGAGATTCTAAGTTCACTGATGATATAAGCAATTGGGATGTATCTAATGTCGTTGGTATGAATTTAATGTTCTATGGTAATAAGATAAATGCTATAGACTTTAAAGATTATAATAAAAAATGGGGATCTTATAAGAATATGGGTATTTTCATGGATGTATTAGAGTTATGATTCTAGCGAATTCTTTCTAATTGTAAGCTCATTTCTTTTTTGCTTGGTACACCTCTAATGCTAAAGCCAATGGTTACATCATAAGCATTATCATCGTAATTCGGTGTAGCATTAACTTCGTGTAGTACAATCCTAGGCTCATAATTAGTGATTAAATCTTCTATTTTATACTCAAGCATTATCGCTGTGGCAGGGTCCATGTTATCAAATAATAATTCATTAACTCCAGATGCTAACCATGGCTGAAATGGTCTCTCTCCATGATTAGTCTGTAACAGTCCCAAAAATGATTGTTTTACACTATTCTCATCAGTAACTTTTGCTAAGTCTTTAGTGTAAGGATGTTTAGTGAAGTCAATATCAATATCACTATATATCTGTGTATGTTTACTTAATCTATTCATGATATTATTTATCTATTAATGAGTTAAAAATGATGATAGGTTTCAGTAATAAATACAAAAAGGATTAATGCATCATCATTAATCCTTTTCTAATATAATATTACTGGAATATTATCATGCATACATCTATTTATAGTGGCCTCAATTATTAGGTAGACATAATAACTGATCTTAATCCTATAGGAACAGAAAGATATTATATTGGATCCGCTACTCGAAAGGAACTCTCTGAAAATAATATTGATCCAGAAAAAGATCAATATTACGGATCTTCGTATACACCTCACTTTAGAACACTTCAAGATTCTCAGTCTCTTCAATTAGAGCGTGTCATAGTTAAAACATTTAATGATGTTAAAGAGTGTCTTGAATATGAGGAGATGTTGCAAAGGGAGCATAATGTAGCATCTAATCCATTATTCTATAATTTATCATATGCATCGGGAGTTGTTAATACCCCAATATCCACAGCTAAGATGGTATATAAACGTTCATTGAAAGATGAAAATGGAGAGACGTCATATCAACGTGGAGGGAGAAAAGCAGCTATAACTAAATCTATTCCAGATTTAAATGGAGTATCAATTGCTCAGTTGAGTGCGAGAAAAGCAGCTGTAACTAGGAATATAGCAAAAGATGATGGAACCACTATCGCTGAAATAGCAAGACAGAAGGCAAATTCAACTAAATTAATTCTAGATGAAAATGGGGAAATCTCTAATCAACGAGGAGGGAGAAAATCATCAGAAACTAAATCATCTAAACAATGGAAAGATGAACATTCTGTTGAATGTCCTCACTGTAATATGATATCAACATCAGCGTGGATAATGTCTAAATACCATAATAACAATTGTTTCAAATTAGATCTGTCTCGTATGTGGAATGTATATCACGAAACCGATTCACTTTTATATTCTGAAATATCTAAACAATCTATGAATGTGTTACATAAAAAGTTGATTATTTCGTCACATACTAATAGAATAGGAAACACTTGTAGATCAAAATCTAAACTCATTAAACACAATAAAGAGCATTTAATAGGAGCATATGCTATTAGATTAGATCATCTGATTACCCGTTAATGAATACATTGTTTGATCCTGTTACAGTAATATGATCTCCTCCAAATGCATCTCCCTTTCTCATTGCACCTTTACTGTTAATAAAAACATTTGGACTGTGAGTGGAACAGGTTGGGGCGTGAGGAGTACAACAAGGTCCTGCGTAAGTGTGAGTAATCATTGCATCTCCTTGACGAACATTACCAATTGAATTAGTGAATACATTACCACTTCCCGCATTTGTACTATGACTAGATGGGGAACCGCAACAAAATCCGGAACCATCCGGGTCAGATGTTGCATCAACTCCATCTTTTCGTACTGCTGCTGGCATTACATATACTCCGCTTGAGCAGCATCAATTTCTGCTCTAGTCATTTTACTTCCGTCAGCTTTTGTCCAAGGCTCAGGTTGATTACCATTAAATAGAGCAGGACTGTTTATCCCTTGTGTAATATTAAATGAAGATTCTATTGAATTGATATTAAATCCACTAGTATCAACTGAGGAACTTACATTATTAACTGGTACTAATGAACTTATCTTATTAGATATGGTGCTGAATAGATTACCTCCGATACCATTCACAACAGGTGTATTAATACTAGGTGTATTAATACTAGGTGTAATAGATGATATACTAGATAGTGTATTCAGTTCCACTGTAGTTATCTTAGCACTTATGTTAATGGGAATCTTCACATTATTCGTTACGGTTGATGTTGGGATTGTAGGAATTTGGGGTATTGTAGGTAAAAATTCAGTATATGGAGCATTTGATGTGATAGGAGTATCACTTTCGATGGTTTGACATCTCCATTCCCCACCATTAGATATACAATCAGCTTCATTCCCGTCAAAGGGATCTCCTCCATGACATACACAACTCTCTCCTCCCCCTTGAGGTGGCAATCCTTTGAGAGCGTTACTGATTAATGGTAAATATGATTTAGCCTCGTCTGGTATCAATGCTTCAATAATCTCCCCACAAGGACCAGTTGATACACTCAAACTAGAGAGTTTGCTCATTTTCTCAAGATAACCAGTTGCTTTAGCAACCAATGCAACACCTTTAGCATGAAGAGCTTCAACTGCCCCTTGGAGTTTATTACACGCTCCATCCATGTCATCTGCGACGTTATCTATACTGTTTATGTTGTTCATAAAGTCTATATTAAATGTATTCGCAGCAGAACCTGATACTTCTTGACACCTCCATTCCCCTCCATTAGATAGACAATCAGTTTCATTCCCATCAAAGGGATCTCCTCCATGACATACACAACTCATTACAGGTCCATCTGAACTAGGTAATGCTGTAAAAAGATCAGAGTTCATGCTATTTGTTATTTTGTCTATTGAAGATTCAACTGATGTTAAGTTGGATGTAGATGTGAATTCATCGAGAAGATTCTCTCCTTTCATCACCACATCGAGACCTTCTCCACAATCAATTAATTTAGATGCTGTTTTGTATGCATCTAATATTGCTGTATTCTTAGGAACATCAGTTACGTTCTTATCTACAATATTCTGAACCACTTGAGAACATACTGAGGTATTATTAGCAAGAGTGTCGATTTTAGACAAAGCCGCTTTAATCTTCACTTGATCATTTGGTACAAAACCAGCAAGGTTTAGCTGTGATGGATTAGTGTAGCCTATTTTATGTGATGCATTCATTGATGTACCTAGACTTGATATACTATTAAGTTTATCTTGACCAGGGAAACGTAAGAAAGAATCAGCATTATCTATAGTATTGTTAAAACCACCACCAGTGATACTCCCAAAATCAGGTACTCCAGCTGGAACCTCTTGGCCAATCCAATTACCTCCTGATGCTAAACATTCAGCCTCTGAGAAAGCCATTGGATCACCCATTTGACAAGTGTAACCGATTCGTGTTTGTGTCATGTCAGCTCCTAAGGATTTAAATCTATGCGAGGTGCAATTGTGATATTATTACCACCACTAACTTGATCGAATGTCCCACCTATATTTCGATCAACTTTACCATCTACTTGTTCTGTGAAGTTACCTTTAATGTGTCTATGATAACTTCCATCTATTTGTTCATTGAGATTGCCTTTAGTGTATAAGTTACAGTTACCGTCCACTGTAATATTCACATGACCTTTCACATGTAAAAAATCATCTCCGTACACAAGCTCGTAATGATCATTCACAATCTTTTGGACAATTGTACCATTAGGATGTATCTCTTTAAATGTACCACTTCGATGATAATTATGAACTCGCTCTGCCCCAGGAGTGTCATCAATCTCGGTGATATGACCACTCTCTGATTCGTGTACATGATTAAAAGGATATCTAGCAGCATATGATAATTCAGGCTCAGTCCATTTACCTTCACCGTTACTACCATCTCGTCCTTTTCCTATAAGAACATCTTTATCAGCTTCTCTCGCATCCTGTTTATCCTTGACTATAGTATTCCCGATTTTATTATCATGTTTAGATTGATCTTCAGGATCAATCCACTCAGCTCCTTTAGTGTTATCATCCTCATCTACAGTAACACCTCGCGCTAGTCTATTTACATCTGGTTCGTTAATATAATCTGTTTTTGGGTACACTCCGAGAGGATCCTCGAAACCATTCTCTCCTTGACTTGTTGATCTAGGTATACCTCCTGTAGCCCCTATAATGACAGGATCTTGACAATTATCACCATCTCTAAAAAAGCCTACCACCCATGAACCTTCAACAACTCCTAATGGGGTCTGACCAATACCGTTCATGTTAGCGCTAGATATAGGCATCATAGGATAAGCCCACATTAAATCATCCGTTGATATTCCACTAGGACTCTTATCATCAGTATGTAAACCAATGATTCGAACTTTCACGCGACCTAGCATACTAGGATCAAGTCGATCTTCGACTACTGCATAAAACAGTTTCATATTTACCATGTAGCAAAATCCTCTTTAGATCCTGTATTTCGTATCTCTAATTCAATTGTATATTCATCCATGTTCAGTGAATGTGTAATGGCAGTGACAAGATATTTACCTGAGTTTAAAGCATCAAGACCTTCATTTTTAATAGTATCTCTGAATGATGGCATGTTAAGGAATATAACCTCCCCACAATAATGTGATGTGTTACCAGGTAATGTAACTGACCAAGTATTACTCTTGATAGAGGCGAATAGTTGATTTCTTATTAAATGATGTTTATGTTTTCCTTTGTATACAGTCTCTGGATCATTACACTTAACTGTGTATGATGCCATTGGATCACCAAGAAATTCATAATATTGTTCAGTTCCCCATAAAGTATCAGCAACATTCACATCTGGTATATTATGATCCCATGCTGCTCCTCTACTAGAACCTCTTAATGATTGAGCTGGTAATCTAGGCTTATTCAAATACAAAGCATCATCCTGAATAGTGTGTTCATTATTCATACTCTTATTAATGTGTGAATACGTCAACCGTCTAGCACCATACAAACCATCTTTAGTCATCTGCACAGTATCATATAATCGATTGTATTCGATATTCTCAATCACATTTTTTGTTTGACCTTCTGCATTTTTTATAGTTGATGTTCCGTATTCAATAGTCTGGTTGATACTTTGTTTCAAGAGTGATCTAATCGTAACCCAATGCCAACCTTTCCGATTTTCAAATAACACATAATCATTATAATCGTTATCACTACTAATGGAGTTCTTACTTAACCACTCAATAGCTTTGAACGGAGACCATGTAGGTATAATAAATCGAGGAGCGGATTCAGATACCTCTATAGAATTTAATTCTTCAACATTCAGCTTATCCCATATATCTGCAACAATTATATCTGATGTCATTTTGTTGTATGATTTGCTAAGTTTGATGTTGTTATTTAATTCTGTTTCATGACTTATAAAATGTATAATATATGATCTTGTTTTGCCGTCATACTGTTTCCCATTATCAATTCTATATATGTTGAATATCTTCTCATATAAAGCATTATCTTGATCAGCAAATGATGTTTGGTATTTGATCTTGATTCGCTCTTCTCCAATGAAAGGTAGCATTTCCCAAAGTCCTATACCGTCTGCTACATGAATCATACCCTGAGTGCCATTAGCAAATATACTCTCAGTAATAGTCATACTCTGCATCATAGTTGATATATCAGTTTCTTGATTCCAAGCATTTATAACTTTTAGTTCAATTAATTTATATGCTTTAGCGTTACGAATAGCTTTCACTTGATACTCTCTTTAAACATTTCCTCGAAATCTGCTATATACTCTCTTGGGATGATTTTAACATCTCTTTTAATTTCGTTTAGATGTGTTTCGTGATCTATATTTGATGTATATATTAGATTATACGTATCATGATCGTTGATCCTGTCATCATATACATGGTCACCTTCATCATCTTCCCAATGATGGAAATCATTAAGGTTTCCGTACTTATTCTCAGTGTAACGCTCTAACTCATCTATTGAGAGAAGCCAATCCATATGAGGATCTATCACATTATTAATTAATAATAATATCCAATGTTTGTTAACATCATTATACAACTTATGAGCTAACATTTCAGGAGTATCTCCATCCTCTAATATATAAGAGTATATATTAAACCTTGTATCGATGTTTTTAGTTGGAATTGATCGTCTGAATATATCTTTAATAATCCTTCCGTCATATTCAATTTTAGGTATAGCTGTGTATAATGTCTGCATGTTAATAACCTTTCAAGATTTCCGCTCTCGTTAGAATGTCCATCTCCTGGAAATTCAAGCTCATTTCTACATTAATTGATAAACCATTTTTAAATGCACGCCACACTCCATCTGCACCGTAATTGCATTGAAAGTCAGTTAATACTGCTGGACCAAATTTAAACAAACTGTGATTTCTTCCTTCCTCTAGATTAAGAAAATTTACTTCAAATACATCTGGAGCATTTAGAATAAATTTATTAGCTACTGATCCTGCTTTGGATACAATAGTCGAAAGTAAACTACCCTTAACTTCTTCCTTTCCATTAATTTTCTCGTTAGCAAGAGCATCATCCAGCGTTTGAACTGTATCATAGTATGACGGAGAACTATGATATTTTATCGTCTTGATTATATTCATAACAGCTCGAGCTTCTTGTTCACTCCTAGGGTTCATAACAAACGGAAGAGTTATAGATCTCAACTCAGGACTCTCATATGCCACTCCTAAAAACGGATTAATACTCTTGCCAGTTCCAACAGCATCATTAGCTCCCCATAACGCACCTACAGTCGATGTTATACCAGTTCCAACTTTATTAGCGAGATATTGAGTTGATTGTAAGCCAGCTATCGATTCCCCTCCGTGCCCTTTAAACATTCCTTCTTGTTTACCCCAATTCTGGGTATAAGCTGTAGATACTGGGACTTGGTATAACATTATATTAGCTAGAGTATTCTTATTATATTTAGCGTTCTTAGCTTCTGCTTTATCTGGATTTGATAAAGTTGCTCCAGCATGCTCATATAATCCAAATATCCTAAGGGATATGATGTTATTAATGTTACTCATATCTAAAGGGTATTGAAGTCCTTTAGAATCAGTAGCATTATACGATTGATTTTGGTCTAGTGTCGATATTGTTACGTTTTTGATCATATGAGTATTTATCTAATATAGTATAAATATAACAAAAGGGAATAGTGTTGGATCACTGTCCCCTTTCTAACATAACAACATTGAAGTATTATCATGCATACGTCTATTTATAATGGTAACAATTTTTACGTTTATCTTATTACTGATCTTAATCCTATAGGAACAGAGAGGTATTATATTGGATCATCTACTCGGAAGGAACTTCAAGAAAATAACATTGATCCCGAAAATCACAGATATTTTGGATCATCATATGTTAAATATTTCAGAAGTCTTCAAGATGTGTGCTCATCTCAATTAGAACGTGTTGTAGTTAAAACGTTTAATAACTCTAAAGAGTGTCTTGAGTATGAAGAGTTTTTACAGAGAGACCACGAAGTAGCTTCTAATCCATTATTTTACAATTTATCTTATGCTAACTGCAACATGACTAATACTCCTGAGTCTACAGCTAAACAATGTGAAACGATTAATGATCCTAAGTGGAAGGCAACTGTTGGTAAAGAGGGTATGGTTAAACGATCTAAAACGATTAATGATCCTAAGTGGAAGGCAACTGTTGGTAAAGAGGGTATGATTAAACGATCTAAAACGATTAATGATCCTGAGTGGATGGCAACTGTTGGTAAAGAGGGTATGATTAAACGATCTAAAACGATTAGTGATCCTGAATGGAAGGCTACTATTGGTAAAGAGGGTATAGCTAAACAACTTAAAATATTTAGTGATCCTGAATGGAAGGCTACTATTGGTAAAGAGGGTATAGCTAAACAAGTTGCAACTGTTAGTGATGAAACATGGAAGGCTACTATTGGTAAGGAGCAAACACGGAAAAGATTAGAGACCAATTATGGACACAAGTGTTATGGATTCAAAGGAGTTGGAGAGTATCACACGATTGTAGATTTACATCACGCTATTAAGAGTGTGTATGGTTGTTGCACATCACTTAGAATAATTCGGAGATATTTTAAAAATCTAGATGCTACCATCTGCAACAAATCATTTATTAGAAGTCCGTTTCTTCAATCACTAGGGGAGAATTTTACCAGAAAGACGTGGAGAGATGTTGGTTTTTATTATTATACCACATAAAATGATAATAGTTGATAAATATAATCATGGGCAAGTATCATCAAGGAAAGTGGAAACCAATTAATGAAAGTAAGTATCAAGGTGATATAAATAATATTGTATATAGATCTAGTTGGGAACGGACATTTATGGAATACCTTGACAGTAATACACAGGTAGTTACTTGGCGTAGTGAAGAAGATGTTGTACCTTATATATCACCAGTAGATAATCGATATCATAGATACTTCGTAGATTTTTGGATGTTATTGAAGGATGGTAGAAGTATATTAGTTGAAGTGAAGCCTCATGCAGAGACAATGCCACCTAAGCTACCTAAATCTGGTCGTAAGACTAAACGATATATTAATGCAATTAAGGTTTATGCTGTAAATCAAGCCAAATGGAAATCCGCAATGAAATGGTGCGCTGATAGAGGGTGGGAGTTTATGATTATCACTGAGAAGACATTGAAGAGAGGTAAAATGTAATGTGAGTGATAAATACGTGTATGAGTATTAAGAAAGGTATAGTACAACAAGCTACTGATGGTAAATCATATGTATGGAGAGGAGCTCAGTGGGCTCGATTAACAAAAGCTGGAAAGGCTGGTGTAAGTGCACCTAAAAAGATCCAGCATGAATTAACATCTAAATTAACTGGTAATAAGTTCATTGCAACAGATACAAAGAAAGCTTCTCAGTGGTTTAAAGGTGTAGTTGATCAAGGAATGCAGAAGCCTAAAAAGGTATCTAATCCTAAATTAGGTTCTATGGTAACATTCATGTATGATGCTAAACATCAAGATACATTACCGTATTGGGATAAACATCCATTAAGCATTATAATAGGCATTGAAGGTCAATCTATGTTAGGTTTGAATGTACATTACTTATCTCCAATGCATCGAATGCAGTTTATGTCGGCTATGCTTAAATTCACTGGACGGAGTGATTTTAGTGATATTACAGATGATGATATGTTCAAAGTTAATTGGAAGGTAGTATCTAAAGTTAAATTTGTGGAGAAGACTATACATAGATATTTATTTTCTCATATAAACAGTCAAGTGTTTGAGATTTTTCCTACAGATTGGGAGCAATCTATCTTTTTACCAACATCTAAGTTTGTTGGAGCTTCTCAGAGGGATATATGGAGAGCATAATAAAATTAGTTGATAAATACATAATATGAATATATCACATTTTACATCAACTGTATTTAAATCGGGGAATGATCTAGCACGAGATAATCTGTACAGTTTTAGTTTCACTGGTTTCCCGAAAGTACTCGAGACACAGTTTTGGGAAGGGCGAACGCTAACAAACGCTTCTGAAGTTTTCCCTACTGCGGATGTATACGTTAAAGGAGTTACATACTCTCCATACTCAGCTACTAATATACCTAGAGTTGGGGATGGGTTTAATCATATTAAACCTGTTACGGGTATAGGGCATGAATCAGATTTAGAGGTAACATTCTTGAATGCAGATGATCACAATTTGTTTGGTTTAATGGATGCGTGGATAATGGGTATGCAGGGATCAGCTTTTGTTGATAGTTCCTTAAAGCAAGATACTATCATGTATTATGATGATTATATATCATCTTGTATATTGAAAGATTTAGATCGTCAATTTAATACTATCATGACGACTAAGTTTCATGATATATACCCATTAAATATTACTCCAAAAACGTATACGAGTGGTCCGACATCAGAAGTTAGTGATTTTCAAGTGAATTTCGCTTACAGAAAACATGAAATTTTAGTTAAGAATTAATTATATTATAAAGGAATATTGAATATGGCATTACCACAGATACAACAAGCAACATTTAATCTAACTCTTCCGTCATCTAAGAAGAAATGGAAATACAGAAGTTTCACAGTTAAAGAAGAGAAGATTCTCTTGATGGCTCTTGAGTCTAAAGATGAAAAAGCTATGGTGTCAGCTATATTACAGATTATTGATAATTGTACATTTGGAAATATTAAAAATCTTAGTGATCTTCCGTTCTTTGATATTGAATATATGTTCATTAAAATGAGACAGAAGAGTGTTGGGGATACTATCAATGCTACTAAACGGTGTACGAAATGTGATGAGGAAATACCTATAGAAATTGATCTCAACAAAGTTCAAGTTGATCTTAAAGATAAACCTAATCCATTAATCGAGATTACAGAAAATATTGGTATGGAGTTGAGATACCCGTCTGGGGATAATTTAGAGATGGTAAATGGGGATACAGATATAGATAAGATGTTCAACGTTGTTATTCATTTAATTAAGTCTATATATGAAGGGGATGTTGTACATAAACCATCTGATTATACAGATGAGGAGTTGATGAGTTTTGTTGAGAGTTTACCTGATACTGTATTTAAAAAGGTTAATGAGTTTATGGCTAATATGCCGAAAACTGTATACGAAGCTACTATGCCATGTCCAATTTGTAATACTGTAAATGTAATACGACTTGAGGGTCTATCTTCGTTTTTTTAATTAGCTTCACTCATGATTTAAAATCTTATTTTGAAATAAATTTTAGCCTTATACAACATCATAAGTGGAGCTTGACAGAAATTGAGAGTTTGGTTCCTTGGGAACGAGAAGTATATGTTGGATTGTTGTTAAAGCACTTAAAAGAAATGGAAAAAGAGAATGCCAAATAAATTACCTATCGTGAATCAAATTAAAGATAATGATCAGAATGAGGCTAATCGTCATAAAGAATTAATTGAAACAGTATCGAAAATGATACCAGCTCAGAATAATACACCTGACGCTTTTGGTGATATCGCTAAAAACATTCGAGAAGAAATGAGATCAGGAGTGGAATCTGCAACACGAGCTGCTGATCTACATTTCAAACAAGAGCAACTCACAAAAGATATAATGCACGATGCAAGTCTATCAAATGCAGATAGGCTTGCTGAAGAAGCTAAAGCACACGCTGATAAATTAACTGATATGGATATTGAAGCAGCTAAAGATGCTGCTGATAAAGTAGAGGTTTTGGCTAAGAAGGAACGTGAAAGAGCAGAACATAGAGCAGATATGACTCCTGGTTTGAAAGGGGTGGCTATGCGATCTAAGGTTAAGATCAAAGATGGCTTAGGTAAAGCTAAACAAACAGTGGTTGATAAGTTAAAGGAGCATGGTACTAAGATCGCAATTGGAGCTGGTTTAGTTGCTCTAGAAAGTATATATAATAATTGGGATAAAATTGCAGCTGCTTGGAATGATGTTAAAGAAAGTTTATCATCATACGTTAATAAGATTCCTTCTATATTCCCTACAATCGCCGCAGTTACAGCCGCCTGGAGTAAATGGGGAAATAGTATTAAAGCTAGCAGTGTAGCTATAACAGAATCAGTAAAGAAAACTAAATTAGGAGGAGCTCTCTTTAACGCCTCTAATGCTGTAAAGGAGTTCAGTGGTAACATTGCCTCTCGGATTAACACTATAACAGATACCATAAAGAATAGTAAAGCTTGGAATCTCATGAAGGCAGCAACAAGTTCTATTGGAAATGTGATTAAAAGTGTTGGGGCAGTAGCTAAAACTGCTACAATAGCTGCTGCAACTGGTGGGTTATCTCTTCTAATGCCTAAAAAAGATGAAGTTGCTAAAGCTGCTAAAGCTGCTAAAGCTGGAACACTTGGCACTACTCTATCGAAAGCAGGTACATTTTTAGGTAAGTTTGCAACTATTCTAGGTAAGATTGCTTGGCCATTAACTGCAGTGATGGGTATATATGAAGGTTTCCGATCTAGTGTAGATGATTTTAAAGCTGGTGATATAGGCACAGGCATTCTTAATTTTAATAAAGGTGTTATCAAGAGTGTTATCGGTGCTCCTCTTGATCTCATTAAGAGTGTAATTTCGTGGATTGTGGGGTTCTTTGGAGGTACCGACCTAGAGAAGAAGATGGATGAATTCTCTTTCTCAGAATCAATTGATAATATATTCAAAGCTATACCCGAATTTTTCGCTAAAATAGGACAACTTGTGAGGGATCTTTTACCGTCATGGGAAACTATAAAAGCTGAGTTCGGTGACTTCTGGAAGGATCCTAAAGGATATATAGTAAATGCATTTAACTCGTTTAAATTAAATTTACCGTCATGGGAAACTATAAAAGAATCGATGCCTAAATGGCTTACTAACTTCGGTGGTTGGATGGGATCGAAGCTTAACACATATATGTTAACTTTACCATCATGGGAAACTATAAAAGAATCGATGCCTAAATGGCTTACTGACTTCGGTGGTTGGATGGGATCGAAGCTTAACACATATATGTTAACTTTACCATCATGGGAAACTGTAAAGACAGGGTTATCAGAATTTTGGAAGGATCCTAAAGGTTATATAGTGAAATCATTTACTAATTGGAAGCTGAGTTTACCATCATGGGAAACTATAAAAATGGGGTTATCAGAATTTTGGCAAAATCCAGTTAAATATATCCAGAATAAGATTAATGGATGGCTAACGTTTGAGGATGATAAAGGTGTTAATATTAGTATATTTGATAAGATTACTAGTATGGTAGATGAGTATATAACTAATCCTATATTAGATCTCTTTGATACTATAGGCAATGCTCTAGATAATATAAAATTATCAGTTATGAAGTGGGTTGAGGAAAAAGGGACTTTCTTTGGATCTAAGACTATTGACTATTCAGATGAAATAGCAGATACTGAAAAAAGAATAGCTAAAAGAGATGCTACGAAACTTGCAAGGAATTCTAAAGATAGTGATACTGTATTCGATACACTACTTGCAGATGGAGGATTAAATGGAATAGAACCTGTCCCTGAACATGCAGGTGTTCCGATTCCTGAACATGCAGGTGTTCCGATTCCAGGAGAATCAACTCCAACTATTACTATTGAATTTGGAGAAGGAGAAGCTTTTGCAGATGGACAATCGTTAGGTCCTGTTACATATGATTCCAAGACAGCTGGTATATCTAGTTTAACTCCTGCTCAATCTACAGCTGATACATATAAAACATTGAAAAATTCTGGTAACCAAGATGGGGCTAATATATATCTAGCTAATATGATTAAAGGTAATAAAGAGTTTATGGAGCAGGTAATAAATGCTATATCAGGTATAACAAGATCTGGAAACGCTAATGTGAACAATAGTTCAACTACTAATATACTTAACGCTGGATCACCATACCCAGACCCAGTGATAGCTCGATAACAAAAAAAGCTCACACCAAATGATGTGAGCTTTTTCTGTTAAAGTTTAATTAACTTTCAGCCATATTTTTAAAGTAATCTAACATATCCTCAGAATCATCTGTTGAAGAGGAGTCTGCTTTAGCAGATGTGGGGGCAGGATTATCATCTCCTGTATCCTCAGTTACTTTAACAGGTCTCTTATTAAGGTTTAGAGCATTGTTAAGTTTAGTTTCATAATACCCGTATCCCTTGAAATTTGCAGGATCTGTGAACTCATTGAGATCATATTGTTTATTATAAATCTCTTCTAATTCATCATCATCCCCATCCAACAACACTGATACAGGAGCAAATTCTGAACGATCGTAACTTCTCCATCCTCCATCAGCTTTCCGGATTTTGATTTTGAAATCAGCTCCTTCCCAGAAATCAAATGGATTTAAAGCATCTTCATCTGCAAACTCAGGCTCCATAGCAGTTAGAATCTTATCAAAAATGCTTTTACCGTACTTATAAAGCATTACCTGTCCTTCTAATTCAGGTTGATGTTCATCTTTGATTACAAGGATATTACTGATGTAACTCTCTCGACGTTTATGATCTCTAACAAGTTTCTTGTCTTTCTCATTTAAAGATTCCCACCCTCCCCCAACTTCAACGATGCCTCTGTTATGAGTGCATACAGGACAATCCTGCTCAATAGTCGTTGGACATTTATCAATGTACCAACCACCTGGTCCTTGGAAGCCATGATCAAATACTTTTACAAATGGGATGTCACAATTCTCTGATGGAGGTAGCAATCGTATAATTGCATACCCGTTCCCAGACGGTTCAACGTGAGGTTTGTAAATGCGATCATCTCCATAATCTTTTTTCTTTCCGCTTGCGGATTCTAGTTTAGCTGCTAGATCAGCGATATTAGTTCTCTTTTTCTTGAGATTCTTGAATGAATTTCCTGCCATGATAAGTATTCCTTATAGTTTTCGGGTTTATATGATACCAATAAGCATTCCCCGTGAATCTCATTGATAGTATTATTATACCACATTAAATGATAAATGTTAATAATTGAGATAAATAATATTAAATATACAAAAAGGATTAACATTAGAGTGTTAATCCCTTTCTAACATAACAATACTGGAGTATTATCATGCATACATCTATTTATAGCGGCCTCAACTTTTACGTTTATCTGATTACAGACTTGAATCCAATAGGAACGGAGAAGTATTATATTGGATCCGCAACACGCAAAATATTAAAAGAAGATAACATTGATCCAGAATTAGATACTTATTATGGATCATCAACCGTCGAGCATTTTAGGATCCTTCAAGATTCTCGATCATCGCAATTGGAACGTGTTGTTATTAAAACGTTTATGGATAGTAGAGTGTGTCGAATGTATGAAGAGATGATACAAAAAGATCACAATGTTATTGAAAATCCTCTATTTTACAATAAAGCGTATGCTAATGGTGTAACCACATCTTCGAAAGAATCCACAATTAAACGGTTAAACACTATGATTGGTGATATTGATGAAAATGGTCTTGATGGGATACAGCGAGCATCTTTAAAACGAGTTGATACTATGAATAATGATGTGGATGAAAAAGGATTCAATGCTCATCAACGATCAACAGTTAAACATTATGATTAGTGATATTGATGAAAATGGTTTTAACACGTTTCAGCGAGCAACTGTAAAGAGATGGGATTCTAGCATAGGAAGAATATGTCACAAGTCTTTGGGATGTTTCAAATTTGCTCGGGAGATAGGGGAATTAACATTAATATCAAAGCACAAGATGTGTAGACTTGTGAATAAACGATTTAACGTTGTGATCACTAAACGATCATACCTTCAAAACAATTATCTCAAATCTATAGGATCTGAGAATGAGATAGTTGGGTTAACTTGGAAGGATCTTGGATTTTATATGGAATCTACTAGATCAGCTGTTTTTTAATAGTATATCATCAATAAAGAATACAGCATCTTCAAGTTTACTTAGATGTTCGTTGTGAATAGTTTTAATTGCTTCAATGATCGAGTTACTTTCATTATTTTCATTGTGTATACCAGCAGCTACATTCATTTTAGAATCTATTAAAATATCTTTTGGTGATAATACATCATCAACATGCTCTTCGTGTATGTTATGTATTGTTGGGTTTTCGTTAAGGATCATTTTATACTCTCTCATTTAAAATCATATCCTGTTCTTTCTCGATTACTTCTGTTAAATCTCTTATTGCTCTATAATCAGTTAACGCATCTACATAAGAAGTGTATCGATACGATCGTTCAAATATAGTATCGTTTATCTCTTGCCATATCACTAGAACTTCAAGACTCTTCTCTGGTCTATATGCAATTTTTTGTATCCTATTTAATTCTGTTGATGAAATTGTATTGTTATCTTCATCTTTCATTTGTAACATTATATATTCTCCGCATTATTTTATTTTTATCTAGTTTAATGAATATTGCATATTTATTTAGTAATTGTTTAGTATCATTCCAAATATAATCATCTTTCAAGTGTATATCAAAATCATTGTAAAACCCTATTAACATATTTAAAGCAATGAACGTCTCTCGTTCAATATCCTCTGATAACAACATCTTGAGTATGTATGGGTGTTCATTCTTCTTACACACGAATAAATCAGAGAATTTCAAATTATTTGGTTTAATAAAATGATCTTGTATATCTATTATATCACATTCTATAACATTTGTTAACTTATTGTGTTTCTTCTTCCAGATGTGATATGATTTTAAATCTAATTTAATTATATCCTCGTAAGCAACATTGAGTATTGTACAAGATACTACATATTCAATGAACTCATCTCGATTAAACTTATTCTTAGCTTTACTTAAAAAACGTTTATATTTATTAAACTCCTTTTCTGATACAGTGACTCCTTCAAAACCATACTTCTTTATATCATAATCTTTAAGGAGGAATAATCTAATACTCTTAAATATTCTGAGATAATCTGTTGTAGTCATTTGCAGAGAGTTGGGGTAGTCTCTACTGTTGTGTGGTCTTTATGGGTTTTGTGTTTGATACAGCACTGAGTGATACGCTCTCTCAAGTGATCATCGATAAATCCATTTACTTTACTGTGATCAATTTTAAATTGCTCACATACTATTGTAACAGCTTGCATGTGGGTTAAACCATCATTCACGAAACGTAAAACTTGTTCTGCAAAAGCTTTTTGACGAGGGGATGTCATTGTTATAATTTCTCCTTTTGTGTTGGTAGATTAATTATACCACATAAAATGATAAATGTAAACGGAAGAAGATAAATAACTACTGATAAACAAAAGGGAATAACACTGACATGTTACTCCCTTTCTAACATATCTAACTTCAAATGAGTTAATGATGCATACATCTATTTATAGCGGCCTCAACTTTTACGTTTATTTAATTACAGATCTGAATCCAATAGGAACGGAAAAGTATTACATTGGATCCGCAACTCGTAAAGAACTCATTGAAAAGAATATTGATCCAGAATTAGATGATTATTATGGTTCATCAACGGTACCTCATTAGCTAAGAGTAATTTTGATGTGGTTATCACGAGACGATCATTCTCGAAGTGTTCATTTCTTAGATTATTAGGAGAAGATGTAATAGGAAAATCTTGGAGGGATGTTGGATTTTGTGTGGTATGATGATTCAGAAAAATTTATATTGATCTATCTTTTTACCCATTGTCTGTAGCTTAGTATCCTTTGGCGTAAAGGCTCAAGCCATTTATCTCTATCAGATATAAACTCTTTAATGTCTCCATTCTCAGCTACCATTAAAATCACTAACTGAGGGATTTTAATGTCTGTTAACTCTTCAATCATTAAACTGTAAGCAGTTGTTTGTAACCAGTAATCTGTAATCCATTTACTATCTTTTATCTTAGTTGCGGTTTTAAAGTCAATGACACTCATAACCTCTTTGTACAGACCTACACAATCAACTCTTCCAGCTAACTTCATTCCATCAGAGTATAGTGGAGTTTCGAGTCCTATAATATTATCTATATTATCGAGCTTCCATTTAAGCATTTTAAATAATTTAGTATATTCATTTTGATCTACTGGTTGATTGAGTAAATATTGTTCAATCATTTCATGAACAGCTGTACCTCGTTTAGCAGCAGCAGTACAGATGCGTTCTGCTTCTTCCTCTCCAACTCTCTGTTTCCACTCATCTAATCCAGATTTATCGAAATTAATTACAGTAGTAACAGATGAGTATGATTTACCCTCAGGAGTAATGTAGTGCCGACCTAATTCAGAATATCCTACATCGAGTTCAGGTGTATCTAGTAGTATAGATGTCACGCTAACCGATTATCAACACTAACTAGAGTTTCGTATGCATCAACAAAATCAGTATCCAAACTCTGTTGTTCAATGAAATCACGAGCGTGGTATGTTTTAGCTAATCTTCGAACGATGCTCTTAGGGATATCAAACTCTTCGTTTATGAAATCTATAGATTCTTTTATAATCTCTCGTATCAACTCTTGTTTAGTCATTTCAGCAGAAATAGCTTTTAGAGTTGAATTGATCCTAGCTAGATCTTTAGGGTTTGTTGTTTGTAGAGCGTTGCTCATAATATAATCCTCACCATTGGTGTATAACACCAGTTATAATAAAAATACATGTAACTAATTCTAATAGGTACATACCAAGTCTAAAGAGACAGCAATGATCAGCTGTCTCTTTATTATCATCGCACCTAGTTCCTAGGCTTTTACATATTGTTTTCATGTTATTTGGTGCCGCCACGGGGATTCGAACTCCGGACCTACGCATTACAAGTGCGTTGCTCTACCAGCTGAGCTATAGCGGCTTTTTAAGTCAACGAGCATTTATATGTTCATTGAGGGTTGTTTCTAATAAATCTATTTTAGTATTCATCACTGGACAATTTATTTTATTGTTGTGTATCTTTGTATGACAGTTTTTACATACAACGATACATTTACTGAATTCTTTGATTAGCTCAACGACTGATCCTCTGATTAAATTAGAGGGGTGAATGTCTTTACTTGTATGATCTATGTGATGTAGATCTAAACAAACTGGCTCATCTTCTTTACATACTCCACAACCAACATCATGTTTTCATTGTTGTATAATGGTTTGTATACATATCCGTCTACGTTCTCGTGATAGTGCATAGTGTGTTTTGTTATTAAT